AATTGCCACATAAATTGGCTACATAAAAGCCCGATTTAACAAAGCGAACGTTTTAATAAAAAGCGACCGTGAAGATATGATAAATTGCAAGAAAAACACGTTGAATATATGGGTAAATGAAGCATTGATGTAATACGAATAATTGAAAGGAATAAATGGTTAAGGGAAATTTGCGAAGAAATGAAAATTGATATTTCAAAATTCAAGTATGGTGCAAAAATTGATTTATAATTAAACAAGGGAAGTCATGGAAATAATAAATAAAAAAATCGATGAATTAATACCGTATGAATACAACAATAAAAAGCATGATGAAACGCAAGTAAACAGAATTGCAAATTCAATAAAGGAATTTGGATTTACGCAACCGGTGGTAATTGATAAAAATAACGTGGTAATAATTGGACATGGAAGATTAGAAGCAAGCAAAAAATTATGATTAAAAGAAATTCCATGTGTAAAAATGGAAGATTTAACGGAAATACAAGTAAAGAAATTAAGAATATTGGATAATAAATTAAACGAATCAGAATGGGATTTGGAAAACTTGCAATATGATTTGGCGACAATTCCGGATTTCAATATTGGGGAATTGGAAATAAATGTTGATGATCTATTCAATGATTTGTTTCCAGTTGATCCGGACGAATTGGACGACAACTTTTCATTGCCAAGCGGAGAAAAAGCACCATTTGGACAAATAACGTTTACGCTTGCCGACGAACAGAAAAAAGAAATCGAAGAAGCAATAAAGAAGGTAAAGGAAACAGATTTGTATAAAAGCCAAATGAATTATGGAAACGAAAACAGCAATTGAAACGCTTTATATTGTATTGTGAGCCAATGGATAGCGTTAAATCAATAATTGTAAAAGTGATTCCAAGTAAAATTGCAAATGAATTCGTAAAAAAGCACCATTATTCATGAAAGGTTGTGCCAAATTCACAGTTGCATTTCGGGTGCTTTTTAAACTGAATCTTGGGGGGGGTTCTCTCTTATTGACCAAGCACAGATAAAAGCAAATTAATTGGGTTGGTGGAGTGAACCGAACGAAACGAATTTATTGAATTAAACCGCATGGCTTTCAGTGATATATTGCCAAGAAATAGTGAATCAAGGTGCATTGCAATAACAATAAGAATGATAAAGAAGCAAGCACCACAAATAAAACGAATAATAAGCTTTGCGGACGGTTGCCAATGTGGAGATTGAACAATATATCGTGCAAGTGGGTTTGAATTAACACAAATAAACCAAAACAGATGATTAAGGGTTGATGAAAATGGTAAAGTTTACAGCCAAGTAACATTCTCCGCACATAAACCAAACGAAATGGATAAATTCAGAAAAATGGAAAAAATTGACGGTTTCATGTTGAGATATATAAAATTATTAAAACCAAACTTAAAAAGAAATTATGAAATAATCCCATATTCAGAAATAGACAATTATGGTGCGTGAATGTATAAAGGGGAAAAGGTAACAAGAAAAGAAAGACATACAAAATAAAAAAAGTGTGTGTTATGCGTGCGTGGTGTAATGGTTGCATGTTCACATTCCAGTGGAAGGAGAAAGTTCAAATCTTATCCGCACGCTCCATTTAATAATTTAATTCAAAAAGAAACATGGACAAACAGCAAATGGAAAAAGAAATTAAAAGGTTGAATAAATTGGTGTGCCAACAAGAAATTGAATATCACCAATTATTGAGAACCGCAAAAAGAGTTGAGAAAAATTACGAAAATTTGGAATGGATCGTAAAGGTTGCAATAAACATGGCGTATGATAAAGACGAAAACGAAGCAATCGATTTCTTAACCAAACAATTTACAAGACATAAAATTTAATTGGTAACGCATAAATAAAAATGCCAAAGCAAAAGCGAGATTGGAACAAGGTAAAATTGGAGTTTATTCAATCAGATTTCGACGAAGTGAAACAATTTATGCAAGATAAATACAATATTTATAATTGAGAAATTGCAAAAAATACAAAGGGGCGAACAAAAGACAAAGTGGAACGGAAGAAAAAGATATTGGAAAAGGCGTTGGAGAAAAGTGCGGAAAAACAAGCGGATTCGTTGGAATTAACAATTGAATTCTTGAAGAAAGCAAAAAAGAACGCATTAATTAAAATTGCAAAACAAATAACAACAAATGATTTAATGAGCGTAAAGGATTTGGTAAGGTGATTGTGAACAATAAAAACGGAATTGTGAGAACCAACGAAAATTACGAAAAATGAAAACATGAATAAAGAAGAAAATGTGAGTTTAACGGACGAAGAATTGGAAGCTTTAAAAATTATATTAAAGAAAAACAAATAAATGGATTACAACGAAGCAATAAACATATTCAAGAAAAGCCCATTATTAAGAAAAACGTATTTTTCAACCAATTTCTTTGACTTTTGTAAATTCTATTTCATGGAATATTACAACTTTGAAACGCCAAAGTGTTTGGAGAAATATTACAATGCATTGGAATCATGAAAAAATGTTTATTTCAAGTGATTCCGTGGAAGCGCAAAAACAACCATTGCCCAAATGTATGTTTCGTATTGTATAGCATATAAAACACGCCGTAATATTATGTGGTATTCACAAACAATTGATAACGCCGAAGAAAATTTAACATACATTGCCAATAGCTTTATAAATGATACGGACGCATGAGAAAGATTTTGCAGAGATTATGGAAACTTGTATTATCCGGAAACAGTTATTAAACAAGGACAAAAGAAAATAAAAAGAATTGATAAATTCGTAACAGAAAACAATTGTTATGTAAGAGCGATGTCACTTTGAACAAGCCCACGTGGTAAGAATTACACCGCACCGGACGGAAAATTCAGACCGGATTTATTGGTGTTTGATGATGTGGACACGGTGCAAAGTTGCCAAAGCCGTAAAAAAATTGACAAAAACTTTGAATTCATGTTAAACGAAGTATTGGGTGGAACAACGGGAGCAACACAGATAATATTTTTATGAAATACGATATATGAAGATTGAATCGTGCCAAGGTTTGAAGAACATATAAAGAACGATCCAACATGGGAAATTATAAACTTGCCAATATACGATGAACATAAAAATATTGTTTGGAATAGATTTGTGGAAACGGACGCAGAAGCGGAAAAATTAAATAAATGAATCCGTGAAATTGCGAAAAAATATGTTTCATTGGAAACGGAACGCAGAAGACTTGGAAGCATAAGTTTCAATCAGAATTACTTATTAATTCCATATATGAATTGACAGCATATAATAACAAGGGGTATGATACAGCGGGATCATAATTGCAAGGGTTATAAATATGATTCAATTGTAATTGGTGTTGATCCAGCAGTAAGTGAAAAAGAAGGAACGGACAAATTCGCAATATGTGTAACATGAAAATTACAAGACAGATATTACATATTAGAAAGTGTGGGATTGGAAGGAATGGAAAAGAATATTTGAAGGGCGAGCGAAACAGTGAAAAACTTATATAATAAACGAAAAGCAAAAAGGGTGATTGTTGAAACCGTTGCATATCAGCAAGTATTAAAAACGGTATTTGCGAACATGTGAATGGCGGTGCAAGAACAGAAAACAATAAAAGATAAAACAACAAGATTAATGGAAAAGCAAATATTATTTGAAGAATGACGTGTTTATTTCGCACCATGAAACGATGAATTAATTGACGAATTATTAACGTTTCCAAATGCGGAACATGACGATATGGTGGATTCAATGTTGTTTACAATGCAAGAAACAAGGAACAAGTTTTTTATTGCTTCATTCTAAAAAACCAAATGCAAAAAAATAAAGATTATAATAAACAAGAGAAACCATGGGATTCATTCCGCAGTGCGGGGTTGGAGCTACTGGGCGCAGAAAGGCTGGTGTTGGAATTTTTGCACCATAACACCATGCAAGACGAACAAATACGCCCAACGACAAAAATAACATTGTATGAATTCCGGAAATATCTTGAAGAAAAAAAAGACACATTGGACGAATACTTTGAAGACCAGCTTTAAAAAATAAACATATAAATGGAAGAAAAAGAAACTCAAAACAAATGTCGTGCATGTTGAAAGCATATCAGAAAGGAAAATTTACGGTGTATGGAATGCAGAGAAAAAGTGGATAAAGATTTCATGAAAGAGACGGATTACGGGTTTGATTATCATTTCAGATATTACCAACAGCACAAAGAAGAATACAAAAAATGTTTTTAATTCTTAATCATATATATTATGACAGAAAAAAGAGAATTCAACGGTGAAACACAATTTACGAAATTGTGAGACAACCAATTCAAGGTTGAAAAAGACACGCATGCCGTTTCAGAAATAAATGCGTTGGATCAGTTCAAATTGCTTGCAGACGCAATGAATAAAATCAAAAGCATGATACAGCAAGCAAAAACAATGCAAGATTCAGTAAAACAACACGTTGATTGGTATAATACACGGGTTGAAATATTGAATAAAGCAAAAAAGGAGTGCGGATTCGATTATAAAGATTTGGTTGCAATTGACATGAAAGACCTTGAAAATCTTATAACATGTGATCCAACAAAATTGCCAAAAATAGACCTTGAAAAGGAAGAAAAATAAATTATTAATTAATCACCAATACGAGCTTGTGCCTCTTAACAATGCAAAAAGAAAGCTCGTTTTTTTATTTGCAAAAATTCTCATATTATATATAAGAATATCAATTTACTTATTAAACACTTGCAACATGAAAAAAACAAGTTTATTATTAATTGCAATTTTCGTAATGACATTATGCGGTTGCCAAAGTGAGCCAGTGCAACAATTAACAACAGAAAATGAAACATTAAAAGAAGCAACCACGGAAAAACAAGAAGCAAAAGAAGAAGTTGTTTATTTGGACGATGAAAACGCCGGATTTGTTCAAGGTGATATTGTTCGAGCACCAATGAGTATTGAAGAAGCGGACACGCTAAAAAGTAAAAATAAATATTCGGAAGATTTGGTTGCATGAAATTTCTCGAAATATTTAATTGTTGAAATTGCCGTTATAAATCAAGGAACAGAAAAAGCAATGTGGTTTTCAAGTGATGTTTCGGAAGTTATCGATTCCAAAGGAAGAAAATATAACGTATTGAGCGAAGCAACAAGCGAAATATATTTGGACGATTTAATAACATTTGTTGATTTAAAACCTTCAATTCCAGTGGTTTGAAAAGTTGTTTATGAAGTTGCCAAAGATTCCGAAGGGTTTTATTATGAAACGGAAGACAAAACATTCAAAGTTATGTTACAAAACCGCAATGAAAATAACGAATAAAATTTAATAAATTTTTGTAAATTATAAAAGCACCGTTCAAAAGCGGTGTTTTTTGCTTAATTTCAAGCTTTGATATTTTACATTCGTGATTATAATGCATTGTGTTTAAATGGAAATAATCATGCATGAAAATATTCAACCGGAACATTTCAAGAATCAATAAAAAGAGCATTGCAAAGAATTATTGATTGGATTTATCTTTGTTATTCAACAACGACGTTGTTTTTTCAAAACAAACATTTTATGATCTATACGCAAAAAATGGTGATATTCGCCAAGCCGTAAAGAAAATTGCCGGAAGTGTTGCGAGAAATTGAATATATTTACAAGATAACGACAGACAAGCCGTTGACGATAATGTTTTAACGGATCAAGTTTTAGATTTGTTTAAAGCTCCAACATTTGCAAAGTTCAAAATTGATTTATACAGAAATTATTTAATTTCATGAGAATTATATATTAAACCATTAAAGAATGCTTTTGATGAAACAATCAGATTTGATGTTATAGATTCAAGGGCGGTTACAAAAATAATTAATAATGGTGTTATTACATGATACAGAGTGGTTGAAAAAGACGGTGTAAAGGTTCAAGATTATAAAGCCGATGAAATCGCATATTTTAAATATGAAGACGATATAAACAATTCGTTAAATGGAATGTGAATTTTAACAAGCGTATTATATGACGCAGTGTTGGATTTGGAAGCATTGAAAACAAATTACAGTTTATACAAGAACAGTGCAAGACCAGATATGTTGTTATTGCTTGACGGAAATTTAAGCGAAGAAGAACAGCAAATCGCAACGGATAAATTCAGAGCACAATTTACATGAAGCAATAACGCACATAAAGTTATTGTTGGTGGTGGAATTCAAGATATTAAAACACTTTCATTGACCGCAAGGGATATGGAAACGATAAACCAAAGGAAATTAACAACGGAAAAAATAAGTGCAACGTTTGGAGTTCCAAAAGCGATGTTATGATACGTTGAAGATGTGAATTATAATAATGGACAAAACCAAAAGGAAGAGTTTTTGGAAGGAACAATAAAACCATTCGAGCAAGATTTCGACGCAATATTGAATAAATTATTGCAGATGTTCAAGCCGGATATATTCAACAAATATTGGATAAAATCAGATTCCGAACAATTAAAGGAAACGCAAGAATGGTTGAATGGACAAAGGGCGGACGTGTTGGCGTGAATAATAACAATAAACGAAGCAAGGGTTGACAGATGATTGGAAAGGGTGGAAGATGAAAACGCCGACAAATTAATTACTTCAAGAAATCAAGTATTATTGGAAGATATAGCATTGGACGCAGTTTTACCATGAGATGAAATATAAAAAATGCTTTCGCAAGATTACAGAAATTTATTACGCAAGGAATCAAAGATATATACGATTATTCAAAAATCGTTTAAGAAGCAAAGAAAGTATTTGGAAGAACATGTTCAAGACTTATACGAAAACCACATATACTTGATAGCGACAGAATATAATGTGTTACAAAATGAAAATGTGAATTTATATCCGAAAAAAGACCGACAAAATGAAATACGGGGCGACGAACCATTAAGCGGGTTTTGGAGAGCAATGGGAATAATGGATTTAATAAACGATTTGGAATTACCTTTGGAGAAAGTATTCGAGCGTGGTTATAAAACATCATACAGAAAATTTGCAAGGTTATTAAGTGAAAATGCAATTGAATATTATCCAAATTTGCCAAGTGAATATGCAAATAAACGGTGAGATTTACAGCTTTCAAATTATAAAGGAACAATAAGTTATACAACGAAATGGGACGTAATAAACATATTGAAGAATGGAATTGATAATCATGAATCATGGGGAACAATACAACGCCAAATATTCGCGTTGGACGACAAATTGTTTGGGTTACCACGTGCAAGAGCAATCGCAGTAACGGAAACAGCCAAGGCGTATGAATACGGAAACAGACAACCAATTCAAGCATTACAAGACGCATGAATTGAAATGGAAAAGAAATGGTTGACCGTATGAGACGAACGTGTAAGACCGGAACATATGGAATGTGAAGAAGAAGGGCGAGTTCCAATTGATTACGAATATCCAAGTGTTTGAGTTGATATGCCACCATGATGAGTCAATTGCCGTTGCACCTTGCAATACCAAAGAAAGAGATAAATTTTATTCATTAATATTTACCAAATGAAATTTAAACTTATCAAGGACAAAGAGTTCTTTCAAATCGTATGTGATCAGAAATCAGTAAAAGAAATCACAGACGGAGAAACCAAAGCATATGAAATAGAATGATATGCTTCAACAAAAGACAAGGATCGTATGAATGATGTTGTTGAACCAACAGCATTTGAAGAAACTTTAAAGCAATACATGACAAATCCAATTGTTTTGTTGCAACACGATATGGACAAGCCAATTGGAACAGTTACGGAAGCAAGTATTGATGAAAAAGGATTATTCATAAAAGCCAAAATAACGGAAGATACGGATGGCGTATTTTCAAAATTGAAAAATGGTGTATTAAGAACATTTTCAATCGGTTATTCAGTAAAAGATTATGAAACAATCGAAAATGTGGATTCCGAAGGAAATTACAGTTACACAAATATTATTAAAATGCTTGAATTATTTGAAATTTCTCTTGTTTCAGTTCCAGCAAATCCATTCGCATTGGTAAAAAGTTTTGATTCATGCTTTAAAGCGGAAGAAGAAATTGAAACCAAAGAAGAAGAAAAGGAAGAAAACGTTGAAGAAATACCAGTTGAGAATGAAGGGGAAAATGAAACAAGCGAAGTTGAAGAAGAAAGCCAAGAGAATGTTCAAGAAGAAGAAAAAACGGAAGAAAACGAAAACGTTGAAGCCGACGAAAAGGTGGAAGACGAAGAAAAAGAAGAAATTGAAGAAGAAGTAAAGGAAGAAAGCGAAGAAGAAACAAAGGAAATTGAAGAAAAAACGGAAGAAATCCCAAACGAAGAAGTGGAAACGCAAGAGACTTGCGAAGAAGAAGCCGAGAAAGTGGAAGATAACGAAAAAGCAGATGAAAATTCTGAAATATCAACGGATTGCGATTGCGACAATTCTGAAAATGTTGCTGAAAATGTAACAGACGATGAAAACGTTGGTGAAACAAACAACGAAGAAGTTGTTGAAGCGAGCAAATCAATAAATGTTGAAACAAAAGGTTTGGAAATTGCTGAATTCAAATCTTTTGTTAAATCAACCAATGATAAATTGGCTGAAAAAGACGAGCAAATCAAGAAATTACAACAACAATTAAACGATCATCAAGAATTGATGAAAAGTGCAATTGAAGTTATGGTTCAACTTGACCACGCCGTAAAAAATACAGCAATTCAATCATGAAGTTCTTATCAAGCACCAGCAACAAAGAACGCATGACCATATGGAAAAGTTGCAGATTTAATTAAAAAAGTGCAACAATCCAAATAATTATTTTAAATCATTAATATTTTACAAACATGAATATTAAAGAATTAGTTTTGAAAGCAAAAGAGCTTTCATGAATAGAAGTAAAAGAAGACGTTGTTGAAGAAACAAAAGCCAATGAAGTTATGCATACGACAAACACTTGATTTGGTGCTGAATTAATCCCAACAAACGTTGTTCTTGATCCAGCTTTGGATTTATTACCAAAGTATTCTTCATTATTAAACTTGTTACCATGAAATCATGGAAACAATATGCCAGCAAGTGCAAAAGTTCCAGTAATTGGAGAAGCTGATTTATTCAGTGGAAACAGCGAATGGACAACTGGTGCATATTCTGTTACACCAGCTAAACATTGACCAGCAACTGGTGATGTAACAATCACACAATGACAATTCATATTTGACATTGCTCTTTCTTATAGAGAAGTTGAATATTCTGTTGTTGATGTTGAAGCTATAATTAGAGATAGAATCAACAGAGCAGCCGCAAGAACAATCGACGCAGTTATTATCAACGCCGACGATACAGCTTCTTGAAGCGGAAATGTAAACGGAACATATTCAGGAAATCCATATTTCACACAGCAAGACAACTGAATAAGAATGGTTGGAATTGCAAATACTGGAGTTTCTGTTGGAACATTTACAAGTGCTTCATTACTTGCAGTTAAAAACGTAATTGATGCATGATACCAAGCAGATTTATCAAATCTTTTGTATATTATGCCAGCCAACGTTTACAACAAGACACTTGCATTAAGCGAAGTTATCACAATGGATAAATTCTGACCAAATGCAACTGTTGTAACTGGTGTATTAGCAAAAGCATTCGGAATTGATGTTTTGGTTGCAAGAGATTGGCCAGCATTAACAAATACAAGTGGACTTGTTGACGCAACATCTTCAAACAACACAAAAGGATCATTTGCTTGTATTTATAAACCAGCAGTTCAATATGGATTTGGACAACCATTAAAGCTTTACTTAACTGAATGCCCAGGAAAGTGATATATAATCACAGCAACAATGGAATTCGGTTTTGCAATTGCTGACGGTGTTGCATGACTTGGAAATACTGTTGGAATCTGAATTAATATGACAGTTTAATTTGTTATTAGAGATTCAAAATAAATTCTTCACATCATGAAGGGGGGCGGTTGTCGGTTATAACGATGAACCGTCTCCTATGTGGAGAGCTTTATAACTTTATTACGCAATAATCATGACAAAGAAATTAAAAAATATTTCAAAAGAAACACAGCTTGTTGACGGGGAAGAAATAAAAGCATGAGCAACTTTTGAAACAGTGCATTATGCGAGCATATTAAGAAATTATCCAAATTTATTCGAGTTGGTGGAAGAAAAGGAAGAAGTGAAGGAAGAAAAGGAAGAAAAGCCAGCAAAGAAAACAACCAAAAAATAATCAATTTACCAAATATACTGAAAAACAATGTATTCAAGTTTATCACAATTTAAAGATTATATCGGAATTGCACAAAGTGATACAAGCCAAGATGAAATGTTGACTTTATTATTAAACAGTGCATGCGAACAAATAAACCATTTATGCGGTGTTGATTCTTTTGATCAAGACACGTATGAAGAACAAATTGACGCAAGAAAAATTTATGTAAATTCATTTTGATATAATATTTTTGTGAAAAATAAGCCAGTTTCATCAATTGATGAAATAGACGGCGAAACATACAGCGGAGTAAAAGGGGTTGATTATATGGTTGCAAGCCAAAGGAGAATAATTTTTAAAGAGTTCGATTCAGATTGTAAATTCGGTTTCGTAACAATTAAATATACAGCTTGATACGATAGAACAAAACCTATTGAATGAAGCGACCAAACCGAAGATACTTTACCGGACGATTTGAAATTAATGGAAATGATGTTGGCAAGTGGAAGATACCAGCAAAAATGAAACGAAGGAATATCAAGTTATAGGTTGGGTGACGAACAGATCGTTTTTGGCGGAAGAAATGGAGAAAGTGCGGACGATATGTTTTTCTCATTTAGAATTATGCTTGATAAATATAAAAACTTTAATTTAGCAATATAAAAGGTTGTAATGATTTTATATAACAAAACGGCGACAAAATACGGATATACAAGGGGAAGCAACGGAATATCAACATATGGAGAAACCGGTGTTTCGTTTCCATGTAATGTGCAACCATTAACAACACAAGAATTCATATCCGCATGATTCGACAGTTCAATGGTATATAAAGTATACAGATTATATTGCGAATATTCGGGGGTTGTTGTTGGTGATAAATTAAGCATTGATTGAACCACATATATTGTAAAATCCGTTCAAAGGTGGGACGGTTTGAAAAGAAAATTTTACAAATTAACGATTTCAGAAAGCGAATGAGCGTAACATGGGGCGGTGATATAGAAAAATTAATGGAAGTGGACGAAAGATTAAACGCCACAATTCAGATAATTTTAACAGATGTTGCATTGGAAATTTCAAACAATGCGAAGGAAAACGCACCATATTTGACATGAGCTTTAAGAAGAAGTATTGCACCGGATTTCAATTCAATAAAAAAATGATTTTCGGTTGTATGATCACCTTTGAAATATGCAAGTGTAAGGGAATTTGTGAATTATAAAAATCCACAAACAAGATATTATTTGGAAAGGGCTTTTACGGAGCACGAATGAGAAATTACAAATATTATTTTGGAAGATTTAAACATTAATTTGAAAAAATAATGACAGAAACAACCACATATTCATTTAAGCAAATTGGGGATACAATATATAATAAAATGCTTGAAATTACAACATGAGAAAATGCAAGAATTTGAGCAGTTTATAACCATGACATAAAAATTGAAAATTGAATAAGTTTTCCGGCAATTATCATTACTCCGGACAATGGAAACATAAGATATCTTGATTCTTGCAGTTACGAATCAGAAATTAATTTTACAGTAAGATTAATTGACAGAATTCAAGACAGCATTTCAACCGTGGAAGAAAACATGAGAGCGGTTGCAGATATAATGATCCAAAAATTAAAAGAAATTGAATCTATTGTGTGGAATAATGACGATTGATACACTGTAAAATGTATGTTTACATATAACTGGTGATTTGCAGATACGCAAGAACCAATGAGAGTGTTTAATGTAAATTGTGCATTTACCAGTGTTTCAAAATAATTTATCTCTTTATACAATACAAACATGGCATGCAAATGATGTAAAGAAAAAAAACCGGAAATCGAACAACACGTAAATATTGTGATCGATAACGGTGTAAGAAAATATTCATTTCCAAAGTGGGGTTTAATTGTGGAATGAAAAACAATGCTTGAAGCATTAGAGAAAGCAAGGGAAATCATGAAGAATAGAGAAAATTCTGAATGAGAAAAAGAATAATTATTTTAATTCATTACCAATTTAAAAAATGGCATACATTGGAAGATTATCAGCAATTTGACTTGGAAAAGAAACAACAAGGGGGACGGCAGTTCAACCAGTTGTTTGGATTCCAAAAGAAAGCGGGGTTTTAAATCCAAGCCTTGAAAGTGCAACAGACGAATCATGATATGGTGTAATTGACGGGGTTTACGATTCATTTACAACCAAAAATTCTTCAAACTTATCTTTGAGCGGTGTTGCAAGGGATAATTCACTTTGATATTTATTTCTTGGTGCTTTGTGAAAATACACAAAATTATATTGTGTAACTGGAACGCCAAGCGGTGGAACACCAGCAAGGGGCGACATACTTTCTTGAAATGGTGCAGTATTAAAGAAAATAATTATTATCGGAACAACAACTTATTATTTCTTTGATAAATCAACAAGCGGAAGTATTGGAAACGGAACATGGACAATGACAGCAACAGCCGTAAATATTAATGCACATTTCTTTGAAGTATTACAAAGCAATTCACACCCAACATTTACACTTTACGATGATGATCCAGTTGCTTGAAGTTATGCTCCATATTGTATGATTAATTCGTTTGAATTATCATGCGAAGTTGCGGATTATGTAAAATTCACAGCCGAGTTTATGTGAAAGCAAATGCAAGCAATACAAGGAAGCGTAACGCCAGCATATGCAACAGAAAACGCATTTACAGCAAGCATGGCGGGTGTAAGGTTCGCAAGTGATGAAAGCGGTTTGAATGGTGCAAGTGAACAATGCATGCAAAATTTCAGACTTTCAATTAATAAGAATTTAACAGATATTCAGTGCTTTGGTGACACAGATGTTGCGGATATATACAACCAACAATTCGGAATCGAAGGAGATTTTGAAGCCGTTTATGAATCAACAACATTGCGTGATTATGTGTTAAATTCACAGAAAAAAGCAATGAGATTTTATGCAGTAAATGGAAACGCAACAGCATTGGCAACATGAATTTATCCTTCAATCTATATTGATTTAATGAAGGTTGGAATGAATGAATGGAGTAAATCAGACGGAAACGATGAAATAATCAAACAAACAATGGGATATACTGGACAATACAACAACGATGACGGTTGTTCAATTGAAATCTTGTTATTAAATAATAATTCAACTGGATATTAATATATTCACGTGCTTGCAGTTTTTCCTTGTTTCTCTGTAAGCACGTATTTCAAAACAAGGAATTTTAACTTATAAACAAGGAAAACATGAAAGTAACAATTAATGGAAACGAAAAAGAAGTTATCGTTTCAACAACTTATACAAGAAAAATTGACCGTGGTTACAACGACATAATTCTTGAATGAGTAAAAGCGAATCCGTCGCAATTAGAAAACATGAATATTGAAATTGATGTTACAAGAGCACAAAAAGCAAATGATTTTTTGATTACAGAAATGACAAATTTAACAGCGGAAGAATTGGAAAATATGAATATGGAAGATTACAACGCAGTATTGCAAGAAGTGCTAAAAGTAAAAATACCCAGTGAAAAATAATTTAATACTGGAGCAATTTTGAAAAACTTTGAGAACATGACACGGATTAACAAAAGAACACCGCGATTATATTCTCATTAAAGAATTATATCATTGCAAGCCGTCAGATTTGGATAATGAAGATGAGCATGTGTTGGATTTACACTTTGCAATGATCCAAGAAGAAAGGAAACGGGAGCATATCCAAAATAAGAGAATGGAACAAAAAACAAGGGTTGTTTCATCACATAATAAGCAATAAATATGGCATGAGTTGAATATGATTTGAAATTAAAAATCACGGCGGAAAACCAAGCAACCGCCGAGCTTCAAAAAATGAATTCGCAAATTACAAACATTGGTAAAGTTATTTGATGACGGGCAGTTTGAAAAACTTTATTAAAGGGTGTAAAAAATGTTGCGGACGAAGTTTTAACGTTATGATGAAATTTGGAACAAGCGGAAGTTGCTTTTACAACCATGCTTTGAAGTGGGGAAGAAGCAACCAAAATGTTAAAAGATTTAACAAATTTTGCGAAGAAAACACCATTTGAATTGACTTGAATTAGGGATAATGCGAAACAATTATTGTGAATGTGAATTGAAGCGGAAAAAATAATTCCAACATTAAAAAGTTTGGGGGACGTTTCCGCATGATTAAGTATTGATTTAAGCCGTGTTGCTTTGAATTACGGACAAGTAAGAAGCCAAGGAAAATTGACTTGAAGGGAATTAAGGGATTTCATGATTCAATGAGTTCCTTTATTGGACGAATTATCAAAAAACCTTGGGAAAACAACAACGGAAATTCAAGACATGATCAGTAAAGGATTAATCACATTTCCAATGGTTGAAGAAGCTTTTAAAACCATGACAAGCGAAGGTGGAAGATTCGCAGATTTAATGGATAAACAAAGCCAAACATATCAAGGAATGGTTTCAAACTTGCATGACAGCTTCACATCAATTAAAGAATCAATTTGACGTGCAATATTACCAATTCTTGAAAGAATATTACCAATAATTGCAAATATTGTGGAAAAAATCGCCGATTGGGTTGAAGCAAATCCAGAATTAGCGTCAACATTAACCGTTATTGTTGCGGGTGCGGTTGCGTTGGTTGGTGTTTTGTCTTGACTTGGTGCAATTATTCCAATTGTGAGTGCTTGAATGTCAGTTTTAACTTGACCAATTGGGCTTGTTGCGGGTGCGATTGCATTATTAGCAACAGCATGGATTAATGATTGGGGTGGAATAAGGGAGACAACGGCGGAAGTTACGGAAAAAATAAGTGCGATACTTTGACCATGGTTTGAAAAGTTGCATAATTGGTGGGTTGAACATGGAGAAACTGTAATGATTTATGTGGAAGAAATAATGGGTGCAATTGCAGATACAATCGGAACATGTCTTGAAATTATCGCAGTTACAATCGCCGGAACACTGGAAACAATCCAAGCATGAATTGCAATTTTCAAAGCAATTTGGAATGGTGATTGGGAAGAAGTAAATAATATTGCGGTTGGTTGGGCTCAAAACATCGACGCATTATTAACGGAAGCATTTGGGGATTTATGGACAAACATAAAAAATGCTTTTAGAGAATGAATTGACACGGTTTTGGGTTGGGTTGAAAGTTTTGTTGGTGCAATTGAAGGTGTTGTTGAAAGGATCAGAAATGCATGGAATAACGTAAAAAGTGCGGCTCAAAGCGTTGTTCAAAGTGCAAAAAGTAAATACGACAGTGCGGTTGCTTCATTAAAAAGTTTGGTTTCATGAAAAAAAGCCAGCGGTTGACCAGTTGTAATGTGAAACACATATTTGGTTTGAGAAAAGTGACCGGAGCTTTTTGTTCCGAACCAAAGCGGAAAAATTATCCCAAATAATGAAATTACCAACAACAATTGAATTACAATAAATATTTCATGAGTAAGTGTGAGAAATGATAACGATATTACAGCTCTTGCAAATGAAATGATCAGACAAATAAAGTTAGAAAAACAATTTAATATTGCATAAAACATTTATTATATATAACAATTAAAAATGGACAACATACTACTTAACAGCGGTTTATTATGAAATGCACCAAAGGGGAAGAAAAGCACGTTTTCGGAAAGTGGTATGTTTATTTTTAATTGATACAATTTGCATAATTGAAAAACAAGAAGGGTGCTTGAATCAAACCACGATGACCTTGGAAACGTTGCATATGAAACATACGATTATTCAAGGGCGGATTGATGAAATGCATTGAGTAAATATTACAGAACAAAAACAATTACATTAACCATGTGTTTGAGTGCGGACGATGAAAACGGCTTGAATGATTTAATCGATGAATTGAAGTTTCAAACAAGCAAAATGCAAGGTTATTTGGATATAATTATTAATTGACTTGTTAGAAGGTGGGAAGCAACATTGACAAGCTTGCAGTTCGGAAGAAAAGGTTATAATATTAATTTCTTGCAAAATGTGGTTTTAACTTTTGAATGTGTGAATCCGTCAGCTTTCAATTTAACAAGTATTACAAACAGATATTCGGGATTATCCGGAAATTATGCGACAGAATTAAATTATTCTTGAAAAGTGAATTGTTACCCAACAATTTATATTGTGGTGCAAAATGAAACAAATTTGACATGATTTCAAATTGACATGAATGGTTATAAATTCCAAATTTCGGGGGAATATCAAGCTGGAGATTTTATAATAATTGACGGAGAAACAAAGCTTGTAAAAGTAAATGGAGTAACAACAGCATATACATGACCATTTCCAGTTATTGAACCATGATTAAACCACATTGAAATTAGCATTAATTCGGGAGCAATTGCGAATTACGACATGATTTTTATTTATAAGAAATTATTCTTGTAATGATAAGATACGATATAAAAGCATATACAAAAGAAGGAACATATATTACAACCATTAATCCAAATGTTGTTATGAATGACATATCTTTTTCTTCAAACGTAAACGGGGGGCTTGGACAATTGAATTTAAACCTTGCGTTGAGTTTTGGGGATACAACATTTCATGGTGGGGAAATAATAAAAGTGATACTTTATAATGAAAGATACAAGCAAGGAAAACAGATTTATATGTGATTTGTTTCGCAAATTTCAAGGGTGTATGATACAAACAAAGGATATATAAAACTGGTTTGTTTGTGAATTGCGAGTTTATTAACAAGCGTATTATTTACATGATCATATAACGGAACAGCGGAAACAATATTGAATGCAATTATTGCAGAATTCAACAGCAATTACGCTTGAAGTTTAATTTCAGTTGGTGGAATTGATGAATACGAAGAAAATATAAATGTGGAATTTAAAGATTGAACAAGTTGCCAAAAAGCAATCGAGCAAGTAAACGAAATCGCCAATTATTACCGGTTTATAAACGCAGAGTGAAAGTTCTATTTCAGAAAAAAGGGAACACAAACCGAGCATATCATGGCGAATAAACAAGAAGTTGAAAGCATGAATTTAAATTACAGCATTGAATCAATTGTAAACAGAATATTTGTTTCAAGAAAAGACGGAACAGTAAAAATGTATGAAGATAATATTTCGCAAGGTTTATATGGAATAAAAGAAGAATACAGCAACCAGCAAAGCATAGTTGACGAAACAACGCAAGACGAATTTGGGAATAATTATATTACGCAATATTCAAATCCGAAGAATGCAAGCACGGTGGTTGTAAATAGCGAATACGATATTGAAAAAATTGAACCGTGAGACACAATAACAATTGTAAATTCAGAATATGAAATAAAGGATTTAACAATTGAAAAAATCAATTATTCTCCAAGTAAAGTTACGTTGACTTTGGAAGAAAACGAAAGTTTATGGAGTGTAATTAGCGAATAAAAGCCAAATTATTTTACATCTTATTATATTATATCATGGTATTTGTGAAATTCAGAAACACCAATAATGCAAGTTCAACACTTATTGCCGATATATCAGCAAGTGCAACAGCATTATTAATTAAAGATTGAGATCAATCTTTATTTCCAACCAATTTTCCATTTCTTTTAACTTTGGAACATTTAGATCCGGACGAAAATGTTATTTTAAGGGAAATCGTAAAAGTAACATGAAGTAACCAAAATTCATTTACAGTTGAAAGAAGTGCGGGGGTTTGTGTTCAAGACGACACAGCTTCAAATAGAAGCCAAGACAACACAGCACATGCATTTTATTCATGAGATAAAGTTTCGCTTTATTGGACAGCCGAACAAGTAAGGGATATTCAAGAAAGATTGGAAACAAGCGTAAACGATCCAGCAATTGCGGACGAATACGATAATACAGCAACATATGCGGTTTGAGATATTGTAATGTATAAAGGGGACAGATATTCATGCTCAACAGCTGTTTCAACACCGGAAGATTTTGACAGCACAAAATGGACAAAAGTTGGTGTTCAACACGACCTTGATTACATGCAAAGTGAAATTGATTATTTAATGGCTTGAAGTGGTGCAACATCAGACCACCTTGAAGACCGTGGGCTTGTTTGAACAAATTATGATATAAACACGGATAAATTATTCAGACAATTAACGCCAACATATGAAAACGCAACAAACGCAGTAAATATTGGAGATATAAACGACGACAAAGAAATACATATTCAAAGACAAGGAAGCGGAACACAAAGCAATAAATTAAAGTTAAAAATTAAATTGTGATGATCACCAACAACAAGTTTAATTGTGGAAGTTAGAAAATGAGTCAGTGTAATTGATAGCGACACATGAGAAAGTTATTGGTATGGTGATTCAAATAATGTATTAGCAACCGCAACTTTACCATATACGGATTTTGATTCAAACCGAAAAGACGTTGAAATTACATTAAATAATTCTTTTGGTTGAACCGAAGGGGAATTGTTGGATATTGTATTATATCAAACAAGTCACACAGTAAACGCCAGCAATTATTATATAATTGGTATTGATTCAACACAAAAAAGCGACGCTTTTCAATGTATAAGAGTAAATGGAACAACTTATAAAAGAACACAATTAATGCCGTATTGTATTTCGGATTGATTCGCAAATATAATGATGGAACGTGTAACAACAAGTGGTGCGTATGCATTGCCAAGAGTTCAAGCAACACTTGGAGAAATTACAAGGGTTACAACATACGGAAGACACATTGACGGAATTTGGCTTGACCACAATTCAGAAAGCACAATTGAATATATATCGTCAAGGTATTTAACGATGACAATGTATATTGACGAAAGTAAATCTGATCCAAGCCAAATGATAACATACGGGGACGACGCAACGGATATGACAGCCGGAAGTTCAGATTGGGACGATTTCTTCGGTTATAGACCTTGTTTGTTGGACGCAAGCGGACAAGTTTATAAATATTTGAATCCATTGGATTATACAAAAGATATTGATTGAAACGATGTTTCAAATTATGTAACTGGAACAGACGGAACATATAACGTAATGGTTGAATTTCCAAGGCGTGGTTTCAAAATGAGTAAATCATGAAGTATAATTACAGTTTCAATAACAGATAATCCAGCAGATTATGCAAATGGTTTCCATTATTACGCACATACAAGGTGACCAGTGGATTTGAGCCAAGATGATACAAGTGCAGATGAAATGCAATATGCAAAGGATTATTTCTATTTGGGAGCATATAAAGGATATGTGCAAGATTCAAAATTAAGAAGTATAAGTGGAAAAATACCAACAACAACGATTTATATTTACGACGCAAGAACAAACGCAAGAGCCAATTGAACCGGTTACGAACAAAGCGGATTTTATCAATTGGAAATCAGAAAAGCATATTATGCAATGAAATATAAAAACATGAATTCGCAAGCAACACTTGGACGTGGATTTGTGGATAAAACAAGCGGTTGGAGTTCTACAAGTTGCCAAACATGAGCAACAAATTCAAGGTGATTGGATTATTGAGTAACAAGCACGGGAACGGACATTTCTGTAAACAGAGTAAAATTTGCATGAATAGAAGATCCACGGGGAAATGTTTGGGAATGGATAGATTGAATAAATTTAAACAATTACCATGCATACGCTTCTTGCGATTGTGACACATGGTTACATGATAAAACAGATTGAAATTATCACGATGTTTGAACATTACCAAGCACATCGGATTCATATATTAAAACAGTGCTTTGAACAACAAAAGGTGGATTCTTGCCAGCAAGCGTCGGTGGAAGCGATTCAACTTATTATTGCGATAATTACCGAGTTAATTCCGGTGCTCGCGTCGTGGGATCCGGTGCGAGTTGGGATGTTGCGTCGGAGGCGGGGGCTTTTGTGATGAGTCTGAATCGTGCTTCTTCGGCTCGTTACGCTTATGTCGGGGCTCGCTTGATGTTCCTTTAATAGGAACATCAAGTGAACGTTTTAATTCACTGGTTCAAACAAAATGGAAATCAAAATAATAATAAACACGGTTGAAGAAAAAGACGAAGAATTGATACTTTGACCGGATTGAATCCGAAGGGAAAGTAAAAAGCCAAAAATTGAAATAGTTGTAAACCAAAACAAAAAAGAAGAAAATAAAATCGAAAAAATAAATATTGATGAATTGTAAAAAATATATTCTTGGGTAACGGAGAAACCGATATAAAATGAAGCAAAAATTTCAACAGTACTCACGTCGTGAAATCCAGTGCGAATTGGAATAATACGTCGAAAGCAGGGGCTTTTGTGATGAATCTGAATAATACTTCTTCGAATCGTAACACTAATATCGGGGCTCACTTAATTTCCAAAACCATGTCAAGCTTGTTTTATTCCAAAAGAGTAAAGCGAGCAAATTAAAACGGCTCCGTTACCTTGGCTCTTGCCAAAACATAAAAACTTTTAAAGCCGTGCAAGTAGGGAAACCGAACACTTGGTGACATGGAACATCAAATAAAAATGAAAACACACTGAAACTTATTTGAAAAAATAACAGATATTGAAAATATCAAAATTGCACATTATAACGCAAGAAAAGACAAAACATTTTATGGATCAGTAAGGGAAGTTGACAACAATTTGGAGAAAGTTGCCAAAGAAATTCAAGAAATGCTTGTAAATGAAACATACGAAATAAAAGAAAGTGATTATTCAACAGAATTTATAAACGATAAATGAAAAGAAAGAAGGTTGGATAAATTACAATATAATCCACATCGTATTGTTCAATGGGACGTAACGCAAGCGTTAGAGCCAATATTCATGGAAGTATTTTGTAATTTCACATGTGCAAGTTTAAAAAATCGTGGTATACATTACGCATATAAATTGATGAAAAGGTATATGAAGGATAGGGATTGAACGAAATATTGCTTGAAAATAGATATTAAGAAATTCTACCCGTCAATTGATCATGATATACTGAAACAATTATTAAGAAGAAAAATAAAAGATAAAAAAGTATTAAGGTTATTGGATAAAACAATCGAAAGTGCTCCATGATGAAAGGGTGTGCCAATTTGAAGTTATTTATCGCAATATCTCGCCAATTATTACCTTGCATATTTCGACCACTGGTTGAAAGAGAAATTGCATGTAAAATATGTTGTAAGGTATATGGACGATATTGTGATTTTTAGTAATAGCAAAGAATGGTTACGTGAAACATTGGGGAAAATCCAAGAATATTTGCATGAAAATTTAAATTTACAAGTGAAATGAAATTATCAAATATTTCCAACAGAGAAAAGGGGCGTGGATTTTGTGGGTTATAGGTTCTTTTATGATTACACACTTTTGAGAAAAAAGACAGCAACAAGAATGAAAAGGAAATTAAAACGAATCAAGGAACATAAAACAGATAAAAACGAATTATTGAATTACTCGGAATGGTGCAGTATTAATAGTTATGTTGGGCGAATTATTTATTGCGACCATTACAGA